TCATCTACTTGTTCCTGTGTAAATGTGATTTCTGACATAACTGTCCCTCCCATTTAAAGTCTGTCGACTATTATTTTCTACCTAGATGTTTAGTGTCCCTCAGTACGACAAATATAAAAAAGAGCAGTCGTTAAACTACTCTTTTGATTTTTTATCACTCGAATATAATTCATCCAATTTTTCCAAAATAGTCAAAGCTTTCTCTTTTTTAAACTCAGAGCGTTTTAATTGTTCAAAAAATTCTCTGTCCTTTTTCAAATATTCCCCACGCCAATATATTTTTTCTTTGCTATTTTCAGCGTTATTAGCTTTTTCTTCTATTTCCTTTAACCTCTTAAAACTTTTATAAACTTCATTATCTTTTGTTAATTTCATTTCTCTTATACCTTAATCCTTTTTCTTTTGCTTTTTTATACTGTTTTAGTACTATCCATCTTTCATAAGTCATTTTATCCAATAACTTATCTTGTTCTGTTAGTATATTTTTCATTTCAAACATATCATTTGATAACTCATGAATGTATTTTTCATCAATTGCTGCTAAATATTTTAATTTTAAATTAGTAAATGAACTAAAATCATCATCACTAAATCCCCACTCATGATTACTATTTTTAGGATGGTTGTGAGTATATAAAGCGTCTTCAAAATTAATTTTAGTCATCTTATGACTTGGTATCGAATTTTCATCTCCTTTCAAAATATAAATATCTCCATTTTTAGCTATTACTAACGCATTTTCTTTACTTTTCTTAACGATTTTTTGTTCATATCTTCGCAACAATTCCAGCGGTTCATCTTTATACTCCGTTGCATTAATATTCCCTATATTTCTGTATCTACCACCTTCAACAAAAACAGTACCATTATTATTGATTATACCCTCATTTTCATTATTTTCAAAATCTTCTTTTTCAGGTTCATCAGAAAAAACATCGGAATACTCATAAGGAACAGTTGTACTTCTACAATTCGGATGCATCGGCGGATAATTTTCTCCTTCCATTGCATTTTCCGTTTTAAATACTTCACCGTTAAGACTAGCGCAAGTATGGCTTGTTCGACTATCCAATACCGCTAAAAACTCATACTTAACAACTCCAGAATCTTTATACCCCATAAGCGTTGCTTGGTTTTGTATATGGGCAGTTTCAGTTCTCACTAGCCTTTCAGCATTTTTATAACTTGTATCAAACTTCTTGGCTATATTTTTTGACATGGTCATATAATTGATGCCTTTATTGAGTCCAACAATCACTTCATTCTTTATCGCTTTCGCTAAATTATCAATGTTACTCCATATTCTACTTGAATAATTAGCCCCACTCCATTCTTGCTCCAATGCCATTTTTATTGTACTACTACTAATTATACCTTTTTTAAAATTCAAATCCTCAACAAATGATGTATAAGTATCTTCGTAAACATCAGCCAATGTATCCGTCATTTTACCCTTTATTTTCTCTCCTGCTTGTATAAGTTCATAGTCGATACCAGCTTTTAAGTTATCCAGTCGACTGATACGGCTTCTATATGCCAATGTTTCAAGTTCAACTGACATTTTCCTGAACTCAACAGGATTACTTTTTTTCAACTTCTCAATTTCCTCTACATATTTTCCTATATCGTATCGCCATTCTTTATACTCAGTACCACGGAGTAATTTATTTGCTTGAATCTTGTCGACACCTAGTTTTGTCACTTCTTGTTGATATTTAGCGTATAATTGGGCTATTTTATTCTCTATTTCTTTTTTACTCTCACTAAGTATTTTTACATATTCTTTGTATGCTTCTGTACCTTTGTTAAATGATAACTCTTCTCGTGCAAGTTGCCTTTTTTCCCAATATTCTTTATTCTTGTTTTTCATCTATTTTTTCCTGTTCATTTGCTAACCCTTTATATTCCAACGGTTGCTCAATTTGATTTTCTTTTTCAATCTTTTTCAATTCCGCTTCCGTATCTTCAACAAAAGGTAGTAGTGATATTAAACTTTCCTGTGATATAACACCCTGTAAATTTGTTATTACATTGGAAAGCTCAACCAAGTTTTCAGGAGTATTTCTTGTAAATATTTTCTGTATATCCAGCGGTACGAGATTTAAATTGAAATAATTTAAAATCAATTCCAGTCTTTCGTTTAATGCTTTCTTAAAGTACATTTCCTTTTGTGCTGATAACTGCTCCAGTGCTAACAGTTTATACCCTAACGCAACCCCTGAACTGTTTCCTGCAAACTGTTCGTCCTGCATATCAGGTATGAAAGAAAATTTATGTATATCCTGGTTCAGCCTGTTTTTATTGTTTTGGGAATATGTATCATTCACATTTTTTATCAGCCATTTAGCATCTCCGTTTTCCCCCAGTAGCATTACTTTATTTTTCTTAAGATTTTTTATATCTTCTTCATCCGTTCCCTGCATATTAGTCAACACGAGAATTGCGTCTGTAAAATCTTTCATGTCATCTAATGAAGTCGACACTGCTTCATTGTACCCATCAATCAACGTGATTACTTTTTCAAAATCTCCAAGTTTTCGCTTGTTGTTAGCAAATTCAATCAAAGGCACCCTGTTAAATCCATGCAGTCTAGTTTCTCCCTGTGCCTGAGGTGTCAGTATTATCCCTTTATAATCCATAACAGAAGTAAATGTGCTGACAGTTACAGTTTTGTCGTCGTAAATCTCTAATATATAATTATACTCGTTATTTTCGTTTTTCTCTCTACTCCAACGGACTGCATATTTGATATTTTTATCTATCGTATTATCTCTGATAACAAATACGTCACGTGGATCTAAAACTTTAAAGTTTATCGTATTATCTATATTTTTATACCACAATTCATATGAACATCCGAAAATCGAACAGTTTTCAGCATGTTCAAAGTTGCATTGCTGTTCTTCCTCCGTAGCTAAATATTTTCCGACCATCTCATATTCATTAATCAGATTTTCCTTTAACAGCTTGTAATTTATACTTTTTCCAATAAAATATGCTGTTGCTATTGTGGTTATGTAGCTTGGAAAATTGTGTATAAGCTTGCTATCATGCTTATCTTTCAGCCTGTCCTGTTTTTCCAGTATTTTATGTTTCCCTGTATAATAATCTTCCAGTTTCTGCAATCTCACTAACCTGTTAACTAAAAAGTCCCACAGAGCTTTTTCCAATACCGTTATTTGCACCTATCTCACCCCCAATATATTTTTATTAATCGTAGTCATTCGGTTATTTCTCATATAATCCTCAAGTGCGTATCTCATAGCGTCCATTAAATGGTTAAAGTCATCTATTGGTTTATTTACTGCTTTTCCAAATTTATCCTTGTCCCAAGAATAATTAGATATCTCTGTTAAAAAATTTACACACCTTGGATGGATAAAAATTTTAAAATCCTGAATAAATTGTATTCCAGCATTTATACTATCTTTCCCTTTTTTAGATGCTTTTATCCTTGTCAAGCCCAAGCTTCTTAAATGTTCTATACTCTTTGGTTCTGCACTATCTGCAACTATTATTTCTTTTCTAAATCCAAGCTTTTCTATATTGTTATAAATAGTTGTGTTTTGCATTCCTTTTTGATATATCTCATCAAAAACATAAATTTCTTTCTGCTCCTGATCTAATATCCCACAAAAAAAAGCAGCAGGGTCATTGGTGTATCCAAAATCTAACCCAAATACTGCTTTTGCTTTTTGCCTTTTATTTAAAATCTCTCTCCAATCAAATTCCAATTCTCTCCAATTTTCATAGACAAGTCCATCAGTTGCTCCCCATTCGCCTAAGCCGGCAACTTGATAACGCCTAGGATTATTCTTTTTCATATCTTCAAATAGCTTTTTATCAGATTCATCAAGCCACTCATTACATAGGTAATTAGTTGTAAGAGCTAAAATATTTTTATCTTTTCTATCAAAAAATCTAGCTTTAAGCCAGTGCCTTTCATTCCAAGGATTGAAGCTAATGATTATTTGTTTAAATAATGGTTCTTCAACTATACCTCTTATACTCTCATCTAGCATATTAAACGCTACTTCATCTGTCAATTCATACGCTTCCTCTACCCAACAAAAACATAATTGTCCAACTGAAACTGAAATAGATGTAATTTTCAACGGATCATCGAAACCTCTAAATAAAATCTTTTGTCCAGTAGATTTATATGTTATTTCAAGTGGACTTTCTTTTAACTCCCAATAGTCTTGAACCTGTAATCTATGTATTGCCCATTTTAAATCTGAATAGCAACTGTCTTTCAAAGTCCTGTACACCTTACGTACAACAAGAGTATTTGCATTCCTATATTTCATCATATTGTATACTATCCATAATGCCGTTGTCTTACTTTTCTTACTTGCTCTTGATCCTTTTACGACCTTGTACCTTCCCTTGAAATTCCAAAAATTCTTATATCCTTTCCCAACTAACTCAGGAAGTCTTACTTTCTTACTCTTCAAGTTCATCTTCACCCACAATCATAACAGGCACAACTCCTTCAACTTCAATTTTATCTGTAAACAATCTATATCGTTTGCCAAGTAGTTCTGCTGCTTTTAATCTATCTCTTAAATCTACATTTTTAATTATTTTTTCTGTTGCTGATTTCCCAAATCCTCCCACTACAACTTCTTCAGTTACTTCTCCTCTTAAAGTTGCAGTTAAGAACTCCAGTACCTCTTCAGCTTTAGCTATTCTATTATTTGCATGTTCTTCCATTATCTTTTTTATATATTTAGAAACATTAGTATT